GTAGAAATATACGGTGGTAATGGTAGTGGTGCTGTTGGTAGAGCATTATTAGAAGAAAGATTTAGGCAAGTATATTTTAACGGTATTAGCACCAGTCTACAAGGTAATGTTAGTGGAACTTATAATTCATTCAATCTTGATAAAGCACATAATTTTATAACTGGAGATAGACTTGTATATGATAATAATGGTGGTGAGAACCTTGGTATTGCTACAACAGGAGGAGTTGGTGATTCATTAACATTATTCAGTGGTCAGGATTATTATATTAATGTTATTAATGCAACAGATTTTACTCTTCATAATAATAAGCAAGATTCGATTGTTGGTGTTAATACAATTTTAATTGATGAGAATGCTGCTTTACTTAACGGAGGTCTTCATATCTTCCGTACTTTTGATAAAAGACTTACTATTAGTAGAATTAGTTTAGAGAATTCTGGTTCAGGTTACGCAAGTAGAACTTTGCTTATTGAACCAGTTGGAATTAATACTTTTAATGATTCTATTGAGTTTGCTGATCATGGACTTTCTGATGGAGAAGTGGTTGAATACGAGAATGGTGCGAATGCCATCATAACAGGTCTCAGTACAACAAAACAGTATAAAGTACTAAAGATAGACAAAGATAAGTTTAGACTTGCTGAGGCAGGTAATAAGGGTGCTAGAGAAACAATAGACACAAACTATGATAACCGTCAGAATGTGTATCTAGATTCTGTTGGTGCTGGAAGCGGATATCACACTATTAAATATCCTCCAATTGTATGTAAAGTTAAAGTATTAACTAAAAATCAACAACAAGAAGAACCTACCGCAACTCCAGTTGTTAGAGGTCAGATTGATGATATTTTAATATACGATCATGGTGCAAACTATGGATCTAAAATCTTAAATTTTCCAAATCCACCTATTATTAGTATTCCTACAGGACAATTAGGTCAAATTGGTCTTGTTGTTTCAAATGGTACTGTTACTGATGCATTTGTTGCAAATGGAGGAAGTGGTTATGTAGGACCTCCTGATCTTACCGTTGTTAGTGCAGCGACAACAGCAACTGGTGCTATTTTAAGATCTATTGTTAATGATGCTGGAAAAATTACAGATGTAAAAGTAATATCTGGTGGTATTGGATATGCAGCAACTAATACAAGCGTTAATGTTACACCTGTTGGTCAGGAGTTTAAGGCAGAAGCGACTGTAAGGTCTCTTACTGTTAATAAGGCGTATCGCTTAAATTCACCTGAATTAGACTTCTTACAACCGATTGGAGAGGGTTTAGCGGTTAATGTTGTTGGATATGGTAACTCTATTAGGAACTTCTTCGATGATGATGGAACAGGTCACTCTCCTGTCATTGGTTGGGCATATGATGGAAATCCAATTTACGGTTCTTATGGATTGGTTGAGATTGATAATATTCAGTCTGATGTTAAGAAGATGGAATCTAGTTATGAGATATCAGCAACTAATATTGCAAATAGACCTCCTTCAGCAGAATTTCCATATGGATATTTTGTAGATGATTATGTTTATACTGGAAACGGAGATTTAGACGAACATAACGGAAGATTTACTAAAACTCCTGATTTTCCAGAAGGATGCTATGCGTATTTTGCTACAGTAGATGATTTAAACAATCCACAGTTCCCATTCTTTGTTGGAGACACATATAGATCTTTTGCTATTGAGGAAAACACTATAAACGGTAAATTGCTTGATCAAACCACTTTTGAGTTTTCTACTTCAGATCTTATAAGAAATACGCAACCATATAACCTATTTGGTGATAATGTTAGTTACGACTATGTGTTCCAACCATATAGAGTTAATAATCAGGTTTCAAATCCAAGTAGTTTATTACAAGGTCCTATAGAATCTATCAATATTGTAAATAAGGGTTCTGGTTATAGTATTGGTGAAAAATTAGTATTTGACACTACAGGAACTGGAGGTGTTGGATTAGATGCGGAAGTCTCAAAACTTCATGGAAAACCAATTGATAATATTAGTAGTTCTGTTACTACATTATCAAATCTTCCTATTAAACATACGAGACAGGGTGTTGTTTTTAAAGTAACTCCGTATCATGAATTTGAACCTGAAGATACTGTAAATGTAATTGGTATATCAACTTACATTAAAAACTTAGAAGGATTTAAAAAGATTGCAGTTGCAGGATATGGTGCATCTTTGACAGATGATGGTTATACTGGTATTATTACAGATATAAGAGTTAACTTTATTGCTCCTAATGTTGCAGTAGGAGACTCTATTGGCATTGGTACAGAAACTGCTAGAATTCTTGATTTCTTCCCTAATGAAAAAATTGTTAGAATAGAAAGATACGCTGGTTTTACCACTGCTGCAGTAGGAGCTGCTGTTACATATTTCACTAGTGAGTTTACAGTTCCTGTAGAAACAGATCCTTTTAATTCTAGATTCCAGAATTTAATATATTTCAATCCTAAAGAAGCAGTCGGTGTTGGAACAACTGTTGGAATCTCAACTACTGTCAATGTATCTCTTAACGGAGTTACTAAAGAAAGATCTATTCTTGCACAAACTCTACATCTACCTAATCATGGTCTTAAAACTAATGCTAAGGTCACCTTCGACAAACGAGGTAATACTGACCTTTTTGTTACTGATTCCATAAGTCCGTATACTGCTCCAAGTGCTTTGAGTGGTGACTTCTATGTTATCAATAAAACACCTAATACAATCGGTCTTAAGACTAATACAGACGGTCCTGCTTTATTCTTCACCACAACAGGTGATGATAAGGCAAATTATTCAATAGTAACCAACTATAGACAGGAAACTGCAACTGTTAGAAGAAGTCAAGTAACTATTCAAACAACTATAGATCATGGTTTAGAAGAAAATGATAGATTTGATCTAATTGTTAAGACAGGATTAACCACTGGTATTGGTACTTCTACAAGAGCAACAGTCAAACTAATTGACGGTTACACAGTTATTAATCCTTTAGATATTCCTACAAGCGGAGTTAATACTGCAACTAGTATATTTACTCTTGAGGATCATGCTTTAGAAACAGGATTTAAAGTTTTAATGTATGGTGCTGGTGGTATTCCGTCTCAACTTCCTAGTGGATTAGAGCAAAGAACATATTTTGTTTTAAAAATTGATGCAGATACATTCCAATTAGCAAATACAGAAAAACAACTTCGTGCAGATCCACCTGAGATTGTTTCATTTGTATCTGTAGGACACACTGGACAAAGTATTAATCCTATTAACCCACCAGTTACAGTATTCCGTGAAAATAATATTGTATTTGATCTCAACGATGCTAGTTTACTCGGATCAAAACTTAAGTTATTCTATGATAGAAATAATTTTAATGAATATGTTGGAACTGGATCTACTTCTAACTTAGAAGTTGTTGGATTTGGTACTGTTGGTATTGGAACTACAAATCCTGATGACATGCCATATAAGCAGGTTAATTTCAGTGATAGTCTTAAAGACACTATTTACTATGCAATAGAAAAAGGTGGGTATATAACAACTAGCGAAACTGATGTAGTAAATGGAAATGAAATTAAATATCAAGATAGCGGATTCAATGGAAAAGGATATATTGCAACTGGAGTAGCTGGAACTGTATTTACCGCTAACATTGGTGCAGAACCAGAAAAAGATCATTACACTCAAGATGACTGTGCGGAATTATATTATAGTCATACAGGTGCTGCTGCAACTGGTGGTGTATCAAAAATAAAAATTATTAATGGTGGATTTGGATTCCAGAGACTCCCTGCTGTAACTTCTATTGGATCTAGCGGAATTAGTGCGGAATTAGAATTATTTGGAACTAATATTAACCTATTAGATGAGGTTAGTGTTCCTACAGATGTTTTTGGATACCCCTCTGATAATACATTAAAACCAGATGCATTCTTACCTAGAATTTTGTTAATTAAGAATGCTAATAAAGTTCTCTCTGCAAATGTAACATTTGGAGGAAGATCATATCTTAATGCACCTTCTCTTGTTGTATTTGATCAAACAACTGGAGAAATTATCACTAATGGTCTTCTTGTTGCAGAATTAAGTGATACTGCAGTAAACAGGGTAAATGTTGTTGTTGAACCTAGAGGTTTGACTGGTAACGATTATGGTATTGCACCTCTAAGAAATAGTAATGGTATTAGCGTTCTTGAGGCAGTTTCAGATGTAGGAATTCTTACTTGTAAAATTACCACTCCTGTTCTTGGATATGATGTAGAACCATTCCAAACTGGTGATATTGTTTATCTTGAGGGAATAGATTACACTCCTGGATCGGGAGATGGATTTAACTCTGGAGATTACAAATTTATTGATTTTGCGATTGCTGATTATAATAGTGCAACTAATCCAAGAGAAGTTACATTCACTTATACAGGATTAACTACTAATCCTGGAATTGGTGCAACCGTGGTTCCTGGTTTTGGTCAAATTGTAAAATCTGAAGATCTTGCAAGATTTGAAGCAAGAAAGTCATTCTCAGAGTTTAGAAGCAATGAACCATTAAGAAGAAACAATGATTTATTCACAGATTTGATAATGACCGATATTGATGTTAATGCTGGCATCATGGTTGTTAGTGGATCTTTAAATCTACAGGTTGATGACAAATTACTCGGAACCAATAGTGGTGATGTATGCGAAGTACAAGCTATAACAGAATTTGATGGATATTTTGAGATTTCACCTACAATTGATACAAATGTTGGTTGGTCAGATAATATTGGTTTAATTGGAGATAACAATCAATTTTTACCAGATAATGATTATTATCAGAATATGTCTTACGCTATTGAGAGTGAAAAGACATATGAAGAGTTAGTTACTTATGTCAACGATATTGTACACCCTGCAGGATTTAAAAACTTTGCAAATACTCAAATTTTAGCAACAGGTAACGCTGGTGAAACATTTATTCCTGCTAAAGATGCTGGTGGATTAGTTCTTGACTTTATTAATGATCCTCTTAGAGTAGATGCTATTTACAATTTTGATGTTGCTAGAGATGCGAACTCTGCTGATAATTTATCTAAATTCATAGAAATTGAACAAACAAGACTTGCAGACTTTATTTTATGTAAAACAAATAGAGTTCTTTTACATGATGATATTAGTTCTCAATTCATTAGTAATGAATCTAATGATTTGAGTGATAGTAGAGTCATTGCTGCTACTGTTGCTGGTAGATATTTCTCAAGGTATCTTGTTCAAACAATACATGATGCACAAGACCCACTTAAAAATCATTATCAATTAAATGAATTGATTCTTATTACATGTAATGAGAATACCTACTTAGTTCAAAAGAGTGCTCTTAACAATACAAACCAAGTTGGTTTAGCAACTGGATATGGTGAGTTCTTTGCTCAGTATAATATTAATAACGGACAAACACAAATAAGAATTAAACCTTACGAACCATTTGATACAAACTACGATATTAAGGCATTCCAGCAAGGTTTTGCTGATAGTGTTGGCACTGGTCAAACTGAACTAGGTAATGCAGAAGTTAGAAGCGTTAATGCTAGTGTAGGAACAGGTACAACAACTGATATTGTAGGAATTAATACAGTTAATTTAGCAGGTTATCATGCACATATCGTAGTTGTTAATAAAAATGATAATAAAGTAGATTATCATGAATTAGTCGGACAACATGATGGTGTTGATACTTATTTGACTGAGGTTGGATCATTTAATACTAGGCAAAGTCTTGGTGGATTATCCTCTCCACAGTTTATGGGTACATTTACTTCTGCTATTGAAAGTGGAGTTGTTAAACTTAAGTATGTTCATAGTGAAGCACAAGCTGTAGATGTTAAATGTAAGTTTTTATCTTTCAATCCTGTTGGATACGGAACTACATCAGTTAAACACTTTAACATTCCATTTACACCCGAAGGATCGGAAAGAAGTGGAAGAATAGTTGTTGGTTCTTCTGCAACAACAGGAATTGCAACTGTATGCGGAATTACATCATTTACTGATCTATCTTTTAAATCTACAGTTTCTGTAAGTTATGGAAGCACTCAAACATTCCATCAAATATATGTTCTATCAGATCCTAATAAAGTAGATACATTCTTATCTCAAGGACCTATTGCTGCAGTAGGAACTACTACTGGTATTGGTACATTTGGTGCTGAGTTTAGTGGTAGTAATGTTAATTTAGAATTCTATCCAGATTCAGGAGTTACTGGAATTGTTAGCATCTTTTCTTACAATGAGATTATATACAAACAAAATGATCCTAATGGACTTCTTGCTGGTATCGGTTCATTTAATTACGGTCAAGTATTTGAGAATCAAACTCAAAATACTTACTTAGGTATAAACAATAGAAATATTAGAAAATTTGGATTAAAGTATCAAAACACTCCAATTTACCAAAGAGCGATTAATCCAGAAAATGTTAATGACATTGATAAAGGAACAGGTCTTATTACTGTAAAACATTTCTTCTCTAATACAGAAAAAGTAAGTTACCTTCCCGATTCTAATATTGTTGGACTTGCTGCAAGTGCTTTAGAATATTCTACTGGATATGGATCAACTGTTCTTCCAAGTGAGTGTTTTATTGTTAAGTCTAATAACAACCAATTCTTTATCTCTACATCAATTCAAGATGCTAGAATTGGTAAGGGAGTTACCTTTGCACAAGGTAAGGGTCAAGGCAACCTTCATAAGTTTACAATGGATAAGAGAGATTCTAAGTCTATAATTTCTCTCAACGGATTAGTACAAAAACCACTTTCTCATACATCTATTACATATGAATTAGATACTGCTGTTAATGGTTTTGTTACTTGTTTTGCCTTAAGTGGTTTAAGTACAATTACCTCTGGTGATTTATTAAGAATTGATGATGAGTATAGTATTGTTCAAACAGTTGGTTTTGGTAGTACACCTGCAGGACCTATAACTGGTATTGGAACTTGGAGTCTTGTTGAAATTGAAAGAGGTACAGTTGGTAGTGCAGCAACAGTTCATTCTGCTGGATCAACTGCAAGAATCTATAGAGGTGCTTTCCAGATAGTCGATAGTGATATCTATTTCACTAATGCTCCTCTTGGTGGTGACTTAGGTTTGATTGATCCAAGTAATCTTCCTTATCCTAGAGCATCATTTGGTGGAAGAACTTACCTAAGACAAGACTATGGCACTAACCAAATATTTGATGATAATTCAGATCAGTTTGATGGTTTACAAAATATATTCCCATTAACATCTACAGGTGTTGCTGTAACTGGTATTGGATCAACTGGTGGTAATGGAGTTCTGTTTATTAACAGTATGTTCCAAGCACCATTTGGTGAGAATAATGAAGGTATTGCAAACTTTAAGATTATTGAACAAAGTCTTGGTGGTATTGCTAGTGTTAACTATACAGGTATTACTTCGTTTGGATTTACGGATCTAATAATTGATGAAGGAGATGTTAACCAAAATCAACTACCTAGAGGTGGCATCATAGTTTCTGTTGCATCTACACCAGGTCAAGGTTATGCTCCGTTTAAAGGTGCTAAGGTTAGGGTAACTACTGGAAAAGATGGTACTATTACAGGCATTACTGGTATATCAACAACTAGAGAGTTTATAGATGTTGAAAGTGTAGATTATGATAAGATAACTGGACTTGCAACCGTATCTACTGCAAAAGCACATAGATTTGGAGTTGAAGATTTTGCTAAGTTAGTTGGTTTAGAATTTACTTGTCCTACTTCTGGTTACCCATCAGGAATAACGACGCTTGGCATTACATCATTTGTATATGATCATCTTGTTGGTATTGCTACAATAATTACAGACTCTACACATGGATTTACTGATCCAAACTTAGTAGGTATAGTAACTGATGGATTGACATTTACTTGTGATATGGATGGTTATAGAACAAATCATACATATCCAAGATCTACTGATCCTGCAAATAATAAGTTCTTAGAAATTAGGAATGTAACTAGAGATGAATTTGATGTAAATGTAGGTATATCAACTCAAGTAAGATATACTCCAGTGGATGCTGTTTATGATGCTGTCGCTGGTATTATGACAGTGACTATTGGATCACACAATATAATGTCTGGAACTAGTATCAAGATTGATCAGGAATCAATTAATTTCCAGTGTGCGATGGATGGTCTTTCTACAACTAAGTCATATCCTAGAACAACTGATCCATATTTTGATAGAGCAATCTCAGTTGCATCTACTACTGCAACAGGTATTGCTATAACTGTAGGAACTTCTCCTATCGTTAATTACAGTATTACTACTGCAACTTACAATCCATCAACAGGTATTGTAACTGCTACTATTGGACAACATCCTCTTAAAGATGGAACCTCTATTAAGTTAAAAGAGGGTTCTCTAATCTTTAGATGTGAAACTGACAATTATATTTCAACTCATACATATCCACGCAATATTATTGATACTCAAACTATTAACGGTGCTGAATATGATGCAACTGCTGGTATTATGACAGTTACTGTTGTACCTGGTGGTCGTCTAATACATGATGGAGATTTTGTAAGATTTGATAATGATTCTATTAGATTTACTTGTGATATGGATGGTGGAACATCTACTAAGTCTTATCCAAGATCTACCGATCCTTATAGTGGAAAGTGGGTACCAATCACAGGAATAGGAACTACTTCATTTGCTGTTAATGTAGGTAAGTCACCTATACAACCTTTTGCTATCTCTAGTGCTATCTACGATCCTACTGCTGGTATTGTAACAGTCAGCATACCTGATCATGAATTTATGACTGGTACTAGCATAAGAATCTCTCCTTATTCATTAGCATTTAGATGTGGTCTTGATACTTATCAAAGTATTCATAGGTATCCTAGAACAACTGATACTGTTGGTTATAATACTGCAGTCTCTATTGCTTCTACAACGGTAGATACTATTTCATTCCAGATACTTCCAAGTCAACCATCAAGTAATGTATCAACTCACCATCATGTTCCAAATGATAAATTAACACCAATTAATGCATCATATGATCCTGTTGTAGGAATCATGACTGTTACATCTAATAATCATGGACTCTATAATGGTGATTATGTGAAGTTTGATGATGGGTCTGTCAACTTTACATGTACTAGAGATAATAATCAAAAAGTTTGTGGATATCCTAGACCAAAAGATCCTTATCACAATACATGGGTTAAAGTATCTAATGTAACAACTAATACTTTCAGAGTCAATGTTGGAAAGTCATATGATACTGCTACACATACTTTTGTATCGGGAACAACTGATAGTATTACTAGATCTGTAATAGTAGGTGGTGGTGCATATAATCATACTTTTGTTAGTGCTGGTGTCGGTAGTATGGATCAAAAGCGTGATAGAACATTTGATCAACCAGTTAAGATTACTGCTGGATATACTTTAGATACCGCAGAAGATATCGTTTATGATCCTGTTGCTGGTATTATGACAGTAACTGCTGCTGCTCATGGAATGATGAACGGCGACTATGTTCTTATCGAAAATAATTCAATTAAACTTGAGTGTTCACAAGATAACTATGTTACACCTCATCTATATCCAAGAATTACTGATCCAATTAGCGGTGATTGGGTATCAGTCGCAAGTACAACAGTCAATACATTTGCAATAGATGTTGGTAAAACTAATACTGGTGATCAATATGTTCATAGATTTGCTGGTGCAGTGCCCAATGGTATTAGAAAACAAAATGGAACTATTACTTTCCAAGCAGGTATTTCAACTGATACTACTGAACATCGTTATGATATCATGGCAGGTCATGAAGCATCTAACGCAATAATTAGCGGTGGAAACTATGCTCATACTTTTGCTAGTGCATCAACTGGAGCAATTAGAACTGGTGGTGGATTTAATCATAGACTTGTAAGTGCTGCTTCTAGCACTCTCTATATTGATTCTTGGACAGGTGCTGCTCTAACTGTATCAAATGCAGTGTACAATCCTGAGACAGGTATTGTTAGATTTACTGCTAAGAATCATGGATTGGTTGCTCCAGAAAGTTTAAAACTAAGAGGCATTGGTGTTACTTGTGCATATGGTGCTAAAACATATCCAAATGATAAAACTGGTTTCTTCTTCAAGGTTAGATCTGTTGGAACTACAACATCATTTGAAACATTCGTTGGAGTTTCTACCTTACAGCATGATTATACTGGTGGTGGAGTAGTACAGGTTGGTGTTACAAGTAATCTATTCCCAAGTTTTGACGAAGCATATCCTATTGCAGGTATTGTTTCTGCTCGTACATTTGAGGTAAATGTTGGACCTAACACAATTGGACATACTTATGTTCAAGGTGGTACGGTTGCTGAATGGTATCCTCTATCTTACGGTTCTGGATATAGAACTGGATTAGGAACTATTGGTATTGGAATATCATCTCCAACTAAAGGAGTCAATGCTGAACTAACTGCAATAGTTGGTGCTGGTGGATCTTTGATATTCAGTATTGGTGCTGGTGGAACTGGATACACTGGTGAGTATGATCAAGTCTTTGCTCCAGAACCAAACGGAGAAAACTTACCTATTGTTGGAATATCTAGAATCGGTGGTGGAACAGAGACTGGTGTTGGTTGTTCTGTTAGTGTTGAAATTTCTGGTATTAGTACAACCACTGGTATTGGATCAACTTTAGCTGAAGTTTCTGGATGGGAGTTTAGTAAGAAAGGATATGGATTTAAGAGAGGAGATGTATTTACTGTTGCTGGTCTTTCTACAGACCCTAATGCAGGTGATAACTTTAGAAACTTTGAGTTAGAAGTCGTAGAAGTATTTACTGATGATGTTGCTTCTTGGCAGTTTGGTAATATTGATTACATTGACAATATAAAACCAAATCAAAATGGAAATAATAAGAGATTCCCATTATACTATCAATCACAGTTAGTTAGTTTTGAGATTGATAGAAACGATCAAGATTCTAGTGAAATAGATCTATCTACTGTTTTATTAGTATTCATTAACGGAGTAGTTCAAGAACCAAATGTTAATTACATATTTACTGGTGGTTCTGTAATTGAATTCTCTAGTGCTCCAACTAAAACTGATGATGTTGTCATATTCTTCTATAGAGGAACAATAGGTCAAGACAGTTTCATTTTTGATATTAATGAAACTATTAAAACTGGTGATACCTTAAGATTAGATAAGAGTGCTGAACTACAATTTAATAGAGTATCAAAAGATCAGTCAAACTTTGCTCAACTTGAAGATAGAATTATCAAGAGGATTGATAGTGCTTCTACAGTAGAAACTCCATTCTATCAAGGTCCAGGTGTCAGCAATGATAATTTCAAACCTATGACATGGACTAAGCAAAAGGGAGATAGAGTTATTGACGGTACTGTAGTTTCTAAAGCAAGAGATTCATATGTATCTCAAATAAATCCTACTGCAAATATTATTGGAGTTCTTACTTCAACAGATAATTTTGTATTTGTTGACACTGTTGGTAACTTTAGAGATACTGATAATCTATTATCAGAATCATTTGGATTACTTGCTATTGCTCCTGTTGGATATGGTACAACTGCATCTACTGGAGTTAACTTTGAGAATATATCTGGTGTTGAACCATTAGTTGCTGATGTTGCTGGATATATAGGTGTGGTTACTGGTATAGGAACTACTGCTGGTATTGGTACTGACTTAGCACTTGAGGTTCTATTTGATAATCAAGAATATGTTAATGCAGGTAATGATGCAACAGGATTATCAACAAACTATCCATTCAAATTATATGGAACAGGTATCAATACAGCAGGAATTGCAATAACGAGTATTGATACACATGACACTGATATAGTTTCTATCAGCACACATTATGGAGATAATATTTACTATGCGAGTGCCATTAGTTTCCGTAATGGTGGTCGTCAGGGTATTATCACTGCTAACATAGCATCATATACTGACACAAGTGATATGGTAGGTGTAGGATCCACAGGATTTGCTTACGCTCACTTCACTTGGGGAAGATTTGGTAATGTAACCAGATCTTCTAATGCTATTGAATTAGATGTTAAAGGACTACCTTATGATAGTCAACTTAGCAACTTCCCTCTAGTTATTAGAAGGGGCGTAGGGCATAGAGGAACTGGATCTCTGCCCAAACTTCTATAAATACAAAAAAGTTAGACCTTTAGTGCTACAGATGTAATGGCCGCAATTATCACAGATCAATTTAGAATAATAAATGCTAATAATTTCGTTGACTCCGTAATTAGTGGTGATAACTCCTATTATACTTTTTTAGGTCTGGCTAATCCAACAGAAACTGGATACGGAAGAACGAGTACATGGAACAGTACAACCGTTGAACCACCATCACCAACAGATAGTGTTAGTTACATAAATCATGTATATGATACTATGATGTTTGGTAGAAAAGTTTTACCTGGTGATGTTCGTAGATTAGTAAGAAAAACTCAATGGACAAAAGGTACATCATATGATATGTACCGTCATGATTATGATGTAACTAATAGGTCACTAGTTTCTAACTCTAGTAGACTATATTCTGCAAACTATTATGTAATCAATAAAGACTTCAGAGTTTATATTTGTATTGATAATGGATCTGCAGGTATTACATCTACCGCAGGTGCATCACTTGATGAACCTACATTTACTGATCTTGAACCATCTGCTGCTGGTGTTAGTGGTGATGGTTATTTGTGGAAGTATCTATTTACAGTTCCTCCTGCTGATATTGTTAAGTTTGACTCTACTGAGTATGTTGCTGTTCCTAATGAATGGTCAACAAGCACTGAGAATGAGATTAAAGTGGTTCGAGATAATGGAGACTCTACAGTAAATAATAATCAAATTAAAGTTGTTTCTATTGATGCTCAAGGTGAGGGTTATTCTTTCCTTGCATCTCCGATAGAAGTTGATATACTAGGTGATGGAACTGGGGGTAAAGTCCGAGTTCAGACCAATACCAATGGTCAAATAATTTACGCAAAAGTTACTGCAGGAGGGCAAGGTTACAGTTTTGGCAGGGTTGATCTTTCTTCTATTAATGGTAGTGCTACAAAGTTTGCTAAATTAACACCTATCATTCCTCCTTCTAGAGGTCATGGATTTGATCTTTATAAAGAATTAGGAACTGATAAAGTTTTAATTTACACTAGATTTGATAACTCTACATATGATTTTATTTCTGATACTATATTCTCTCAAGTAGGAGTTGTTAAAAATCCTGTTGCTTCAGGTGCTGGATCTACTTCTGTTCTCAATACATCAGAATTTTCCGCAGCTAATTCTATGAAATTTACAGGAGATCTAACACAGACTCTTACAGTTGGTGCAGAGATAACACAGAATATACCTGGCATTGGAACTGCTAGAGGTTATATTGCTTCATATGATGTAACTACTGCTGTAATTAAATATTTCCAAGATAGAAATCTTTATCTTCATCCTTCATTATATGATCAGACTGATAACATAGGTGTTGGTGGAGATGCAAAAGTTCTTGATTTTACTTCTTCTGGTGATGCTGTTACCTCTGGTGCATTTAGTGTAAACATAGATGGAGGTTTCTCAGGAATCTCAACAACTACACCATCTGGTAAAGTTGTAGATCTAGGTGTACAGTTTACAAGTGGTCTCGCTGGACCTGAGATAAATAAAAGAACAGGTGAGATTATTTACCTTGATAATAGACCATCTATTACAAGAAATGAACGCCAAAAAGAAGACATCAAAATCGTATTAGAATTCTAAGAAGATGCCACAACAGACCAATCTTAATGTAAGTCCCTATTACGACGATTTTGATCCTAGTAAAGGTTATCATCGTGTTCTATTTAAACCTGGTTTTCCAGTCCAAGCTAGAGAACTATCGACTTTGCAATCTATTCTGCAAAATCAGATAGAAACTTATGGTAGTCATATATTTAAAGAAGGTGCGTTAGTAATACCTGGTTCAACAACATTTGATGGACAATATTATGCAGTTCAAGTTAATCCAACTCATTTAGGTACTGATGTTTCTGTATACGCTAAGAATGTAATAGGAAAAAGATTTAAGGGTCAAAATAGTGGAGTTACTGCAAAAGTAATTAATTATATTACTGCTACTGAATCTGATAGAGATCACGATACTTTTTTTGTAAAATACATTAATTCATCTACTACTGGAGATTTTTCATTCTTCCAAGATGGAGAAATTCTTGTTGCAGAAGAACCAATAACTTATGGTAATACAACAATCAATGTTGGTGGAACTCTTGCATCTACAATTGCATTAGATTCATGCACTACAGGTTCTGCAGCTTCTATTGATGATGGTGTATACTTTATCAGAGGAAATTTTGTAAAAGTAAATAAGCAAACAATTATATTAGATCAATATAATCAATCTCCATCTTATAGAATTGGACTTCAAGTTTTAGAAAGCACTGTTAGTGCAAAAGGAGATGAGAGTTTATATGATAACGCAAAAGGATTTTCTAACTTTGCTGCACCAGGTGCAGATAGATTACAAATAACACTAGCTTTATCTAAGAAGGATATTAGTGATTTTGATGATACTGATTTTGTAGAAGTATTAAGAATCAAACAAGGTCAAGTATTTTCATTAAACAGAGATAATGAATATAATAGAATAAGAGATTATTTTGCTAAAAGGACTTATGATGAGTCTGGAAACTATGTTGTCAATCCATTTAATGTTAATATTGCTGATTGTCTTAATGATCGTCTTGGAAATGATGGTGTATATTTTAAAGGGCAAACTACATTTGATGGCAACGAACCAGATGACGATCTTGCATGTTTAAAAGTAACTGCTGGTAAAGCATATGTTTATGGATATGATATTGATAAAACTGCTCCAAGTGTAATTGATTTTGATAAACCAAGAGAAACTCAAAAAGTTGAGAATCAATCATTTAGTTTTGAGATGGGGAATAAGTTCCTTGTCAACAATGTAAGTGGTATTACTACCCTTACTGAAAGAATTGATTTGATGGGTGGTCCTGTAACATCTGCAACTGCAACTGCTGCTGGTACTGCTGAGAAAATTGGTGATGCAAAGGTATATGGATTCTCATTAAGAGATGCTGCATATGAAGATAATTCAACTGATTGGAACTTATATCTTTATGACATTCAAACATACACAACATTAAAATTAAATGATAATGTAAGTGCATCAGATGTTAATCAATCTGCGTTTATTGTTGGTAAAGAAAGTGGTGCAGAAGGATTTGCTGTTGTTGCAGGTGCTGGATCTAGCACTATACAAGTTACTCAAACTTCAGGAACTTTTAGACAAAATGAAAAAATTAGTATTAATGGTGATGAGACAGTATCAAGAACTATTGAAAAAGTAACTGCTTTTGGTATTAATGATGTATATGATTTTGCTCAAAGTGGAAATAGTTTTACTGCTTCCAAAAAATTAAATTTAGTACTTCCAACTGGTTTTGGAAATGGTCAATTTAAAGTTGCTACTGATGGTACAGTTACTTCCGCAAGAGCAGATAGTTTCTTAGTTTTCAAACCTGGCGATATATTTTCTTACGGTGCTCCTAACGATACTGCTGGTGCCTCTCTTAATGTTCCTACTCGTAATGTAGTATTAACAGTTGCTGCTGATGGACAGTCAATGAAAGTTGGTACAATGACAACTGTTAGTAATGTATTTGACGGTGGAGTAAAATCATTTGAAGGTAATGGATTCAGAGGTGTACAAGATGTCTCATTGCAGAATTCATCTCTAATTTCTAGAATTCCAGATATAGGAGTTTCTAATGTAGATTTTAGTACTTCTAATTTATTCCTCAGTGCTCAAGTAACTAATGAAAGTAGTAATGCATTAGGTCAGTTAGTTCTTCCAATAACCTCAGTTGATCTTGACGATGTAACTTTTGTTGCTTTTGATCAAGAAAGATATTCAGTTGCATATTCAAATGGAACTATACAACCTATTACTGAAGATCAGATTATAATAACTGGAACTAGCATTACATTATTTGGATTGAATCCAGGTCAGAGTAATATTAGAGTAAATGTAACTGTTCAAAAATCAAATATTAAAAACAAAGTTAAAGAATTTAAGAGATGTCAACAAACAGAAATTACTAGATCTGTAAATCGAAGATCTGGAACTAATGCTGGAACTAGTATAAACGATGGATTAAATCATAGTGCTCTATATGGAATTAGAGTTCAAGATAGAGAAATATGTCTGAATCATCCAGATGCTACTGATATTGTTGCAGTCCTCGAATCATTAGACACGAACACACCTGTTCTTGATAAAATAACATTTACATCTACTGATGATATTTTTACCGAAGCAATTATTGGTGAAAAAATCTCAGGAGAAGATAGTAAAGCAATTGCTAGAGTAGTGTCTATTGATTCTGGTAATAATCAGATTAGTATTGTTTATCTTACTGATAGCAAATTTACATTGCTAGAAACATTAGATTTTGAAGAATCAAATGCAGTTGCTACAGTTCAAGCACTAGTGCCTGGTAAGTATAATAATATTACTAGCAGTTACATGCTAGACAAAGGACAAAAAAATCAGTATTACGATTACTCTAGAATTGTTAGAAATGCTGGAGCATTTGTCCCTCATAGAAAACTATTAATTATCTACAACAGATATGATGTTCCTAGTAGTGACACTGGAGATATATTTACTGTTAATAGTTACGATGCAGAAAGATATAAAACTGATATACCAGCAATAGGACCATCAAGAACTCCTGCACATGATGTATTAGATTTTAGACCACAAGTTCCTGTATATGATCCAGTAGGTGCTACAGTATCTCCATTCTTCTTTACTGCTAGAGATTTTACTGGAAAACCTGATAGACTTTTAACACCTAATGAGTCAGTTGTATTTGACTATGATTTCTATCTTCCTAGAATAGACAAGTTAGTTTTACATCAAAACGGAGAGTTTTTATTGTTAAGAGGTACACCTTCTAGACAACCATTACCTCCAGAATCACAAGATAAGTGTATTGAAATTGCTACACTTCTTCTTCCTGCATTCCTTAAAAATGTAGAAGATGCAAGAGTATTCTTAAAACAAAATCGTAGATATACTATGAGAGATATCGGCAAGATTGCTGATAGGGTTAAGAATTTAGAAGAGGTAACTACCTTGAATCTTTTGGAGAAGAGTGCAGAAGCTCTTCAAATTAGAGATGCACAAGGTTTTGATAGATTCAAATCAGGATTTTTTGTAGATTCATTTAGTAGTTACGATTTTATGGATCCAAGTTCTCCTGCTGAGATCGATGTAGATCTCAAAGAACTTAGACCACTGAGAGAATTTGATTCTATTAATTTACAAATTGCTCCTAAAACAGATGTATCGGTACAGCAATTAGATTACAGCACTGATTTTGCTTTACTTGACGATGAGAATACACAAAAAACTGGTAATCTTCTTACTTTAAAATATGAAGATGAAGTTTATATTGAGCAAAATTTTGCTACTAAAACAAACAACATTAACCCATTCCATGTTGTTGCATATACTGGAGAAATTCGTTTAACTCCATCTGTTGATAATTGGATTAATACTAGAAGAACACAAAATGTTATTAGAAATACCATTGGTATTACTGTTTTCAATAACCAAGTTGCTGCTAACTTCAATGTAACCACAGCAGGAAATGGTGGTGGATCTGCAACAGTAACAACTCAAGAAGTTGGTAGAACTACACAAAGAGATGATATTAGATCCGAGAACACATTTATTGCTGAAGAAAACTTTGATCCATTCTGTCGTTCTAGAAATGTAGAGTTTTCTGCAATAGGTCTTAAAGCACTTACTAACTTCTATCCATTCTTTGATAATCAGGGTGGTATTGATGTTATACCAAAACTTTTAGAAGTATTCAATGTTACAGGGTCATTCCAAATTGGAGAAACAATAAGAGGAACTATTGGTGCAACTGCATTTGAATTTAGATTAGCTGCTCCAAATCATAAGAAAGGACCGTTTGCTAATCCTACAGAAACATATGATATCAATCCATATGACCCAAGTTCTACATTACCAAATGGATATTCACAAGCGTCAACAGTTTTAAATATTGACATTACTGCATTATGTGAGCAAGCACAAGGAGCATTCTTTGGATTTGCACCAACCAATATGGTTATTAGAGGATTGACTAGTGGTGCTCAAGCAACTGTAGCAAGGGTAAGATTAGTTTCTGATAACTTTGGTGATTTGATTGGTGCAATATGGATTAGAGATCCTAACGCAACTCCTACACCTCAGATAAGAATTAGATCTGGTAGCAGAGACTTTAGGTTAACATCTAGTGAAACAAATGCTACTCCTTTGCCAGGTAGCACATTAATTTCTAGTGGTATTGGTAGATATTTGGCAACTGGTACCACAAGACTTATTCAGACAGATGTTAGAATCACAACTTTAGAAACTACTACGGTTACAAATCTATCAACGATTGATATACAAAGATCAGATCCACCGCCTCCTCCACCTCCACCACCACCCCCTCCAATTATTATCAATAACACTAGAGTTATTGACAGAACCAGAACTTTTGTTAATAATATAACAAGGGTTATTCAGCGTACTCAAACGATTATTCGTGAGAGAGATAGAGACCCTCTTGCACAATCTATTATTACTGGACCTGAGGGTGTATGGATTACTAAATTAGAAGTTTTCTTTGCAACAGTTAGTGCTGGTACAACCCCAGTAAATATTCAGATTAGAACAGTTGAGTTAGGTTTACCTACACTTAATATTATTCATAGAAATGCAATGGTAACATTGCGTCCATCTGATATAACAACATCTACTGATGGTAGTATACCAACCACTATTACTTTCCCATCACCTGTTTACTTAGAACCTAGTTCACAATTTGCTATTGTTCTATTATCAGATAGTGATGAGTATGAAGTATTCTGTGGTGAAATGGGTCAGAAAGCTCTGAATCAACAGACTCTTCCTTCTGCTCAAGGTAAGATTTACTCACAGCAATTTGCTATGGGTTCACTCTTTAAATCTCAGAATGGATCTACTTGGACTCCATCTCAGTTTGAAGATATGACCTTCAAACTTTATAGAGCAAAGTATACAGCAAATAGAGGATTATTAACATTCCATAATCCACCTATTGAACCTAATAATAGTCAAGTTCCTCCTCTAAATTTCAACCCCATTATAGGTCTTCCTAAGAAAGCTAAGATTGGTATTACTACCACAACTAATGCTGGATTAATTGGAACTGTATTTACTCAGGGAAGAAAAATTAGTGAAAGCAATCAACCTCATCGTTATGCATTTGTTGATGATCAAGGAGGACCAGTCGATGGTACTGTTGGTATCTTAACTGGTGGTAATGGATACGGAACTCCTACAAACCCAGTTAGCACTTACAATATTACTGGAGGTGGTTCTGGACTAACTTTAAATGTTACTGTTTCAGCTGGACTATCTGCTATTACTGCTGCTACTGTAGTAAATGATGGTAATGGTTACAAGGTAGGTGATGTTATTGGAATCGCAACTGCAGGTACTGGTAATGCTGGTTCTGGTGCTCGTGTTGCTATTAGTTCTATATCAGGACTTGACACTCTGTATCTAACAAATGTTCAGGCACAGGAATTTGAGGTAACCTCTAATGATTTGACATATGTTCATAGTAGTGGTTCGGTTATAGATTCTGGACTTGATATATTTGATTATAGTGAAGAAGGAGGAAACTTCACAGGTGAATATATCAAGGTAGATCATCGAAATCATGGAATGTATGGAACAGGTAATAAGGTTATCATTTCCGATGCTCAATCCGATGTTCTTCCTACAGAATTAAGTGTTGACATTGCTTCTAATGAGACTAACATTTCAGTTGCATCAACCAGTCAGTTTACTGAATTTGAAGGTGCTGTAGTTAGTGCTGCTAATACTGGATATGCTTTCTTGAATAGTGAGATTATATCTTACACTAGTGTTGGTATTTCTAGTCTCGGTGGTGTTACTAGAGGAACCAATGGAACCAATGCACTAAATCATCTTCAAGGTGATGCTATTACCAAATATGAATTGAATGGTATTTCTTTGGCAAGGATTAATACAGAGCATACTGTAGAAAATTCTCAAGTTGGTATTGATGAATATTACATCAAGATCAATAGAGGAACTAGCAGAGGTTCTGATGATAACACTAACAATATTCCACAACTCTCGATTGCTGAAGAAGCATCTGGTGGTGGTAATAATGTTTATGCTTCTAAGAACATTCAATATGATGCTGTAAGACCTTTATTACAAGCATCAACCTTTGGTCCTACAGATTTCCTTGGTCTCCAATTAAGGAGTGTTAGTGGTACATCTGTTGATGGTGGTGAAGCATCATTTGTAGATGCTGGTTTTGAAAACATAGGACTTAATAGGGTTAATCAGTTAGAAACAACTAGAATTATTGCTTCTAGAGTTAATGAATCTAATCAATTAGGTTCTATTGACAGATCTAAATCTCATACGATTACTGTTGAATTAGATAATGGTGGAGATGATTTTAACTCTCCTACTGTTGATCTTGAGGGTGCCTCTTCTCTATTCTATGAGAACAGACTAAACGCACCAATAACTGATTATCTTACCGATTCTAGAGCGAAGCAAAGATTTAATGATCCACATGCTTCCTACTACATGTCGAATCCTATCTATATTAAGAATCCTGCTACATCATTAAGAGTGATCTTCGATAGTCGTAGACCGCCAACAACTGATTTTAGAGTTCTACATAGTACTTTAAGAGCAGATTCTAGTGAAGTTACACCTGGATTTGAACTATTTCCTGGTTATCCAAACCTCATAGATATAGATGGGGACGGTGTTGGTGATCAAATTATTGATGTTAAGAATAATACTGGTTTACCAGATCTCTTTATTCCACCTGACGATCAAGTTTACCGTGAATATCAATACACAGTAGACAATCTCCCTAGTTTTACTGGATTCCAAATCAAGATAGTTTTCATAGGAACTAATCAAGCTAAGCATCCTGTAATTAAAAACCTAAGAGTAATCGCAGTAGCATGACAAAATCATCTTTAATTCCAGTTGAAGGACATCCTAATTTTTGTAGAGATAAAAACACAGGAGCTATCATTAATACTGATAGTTCCTCTTTCGCTGCTTACCACCAAAGGAACTCCCAAAAAAAGATGGAAAGATTAGAGATAGAAGAGATGAAGAACGACATCTCTGAGATGAAAGAAATGATGAGGAAACTAATTGCAAAGTTGTGAAATTCTATCTTCCCAAGAAAAAACCGTTTTACGCTGCCCTAAAGATTAATCGTTGGCCAGTGAATTGGTTTGATGACAAAAAAAAGTTAAGGGAAGAGAAAGAAAGAAAAAGACAAGAAAAAATTAAAAAATTATATCCAAAAACATGAGTAGAAATCCACACTCCGAATTCTTGAAATACCACGGTTTTACTGAGGTTGATGCACCAAGAAAAGAAGAAACTGACATGGCAGCATTAAAATCTGAAATGGCAGAAATAAAAATTACTATGCTTCAAGTGCTGCAGGAGTTGAGGAAACTAAATACATAATAGGATAATCCGAGTGTTGTTAACAGATGGCCGTCTACATTGCAAATCTACAAATAGATGCTGGTGTGGACTTTCAGCATGGTTTCAGCCTAGGTGATAGTGATACAGGAACATATTTGAACCTGAACAACTATACCGTTACTTCTCAAATGAGAAAATGGGCTGGATCAAATACATCTGTTTCCTTCGCAGCTACAGTTACCGACCCTGATCAAGGTCAACTCGAAGTTTCTTTGGGTTCGACTCAAACAGTTGATATTAAACCTGGCCGTTATGTTTATGATGTTATATTGAGTGACGCATCTGGTTACAAATATAAGGTCGTTGAGGGAATGATCCTAGTTAGAGTAGGAGTCACAAGGTAACCATGCCATCTCTCAGAATAGGTACAGGCAATCAAGTAAAAGTAATCGCCAGTGGATCTCTTGGTGGAGGTTCTGGTGGTCGCTTGTCTTTACTGTCTGATGTTAACTCAAGTAATCTTCAAGACGGAAGTTTGCTTGTATATGATGCTGCGACAAGTAATTTCGTAGCGACTAAGAATTTCCCTGCAGCAATCATTGATGGAGGTATCTACTAGTGTCAGCTACCCTATTACTAAAACGAACTCTAGGAACTTCACCTCCTAATATTGCACCAGTCGGTACAGGTGTATCTTTTGGTGAACTTGTTTATACTTACGATACCAGTGATGTTGGTGCTGGTAAATCCTATAAGAAATTATATATTGGTAATCCTGCTGGTCCTACAGCAACTCCGATTGTAATCGGTGGTGAATATTATACTAGTCTAATACCAGAAAGTCCTGCCAATTATGGTAATAGGGAGGCAAACAAAGCACTTATCTTAGATTCAAATGCTAAGGTAAAATCTTGGTCTGTAGTAACTGATTTCCATAACGCTGGTGTTGGTACTAACCAAGGAGATTTTTATGTCGGTGGTAACTTAAATGTTACTGGAGATTTAGTATATGATGAAGTAACTGGTAGAAATATTAATATAACAGGTATTGGCACGATTGCCACTATCTTCAATACTAAAGCAACCATTGTTGATGGTTCAATTAATAATCTGTTTACTGTATCAGGACTTGTTACCACTCTGACAGGTACAAGTGCTAATTACACTCAGGTTAATGTAGGACATGCTCTTACTGCTAATAATGTAGAAATTACTGGTATAACTACACTTACCAATAATCTTGATTTCTCTAGAAATTTAATTAAGATTGGTCGTGAGACTGCATCTGGTATTAGTAGTGCTGATGGATCGATATTCATTGGTGACTATGCTGCCACTGGTATGGGTCAATCGACTTTAAATAGAAGAAACATAGCGATTGGTGCCAGTGCATTACAATTTGGTGGTGTTGGAAATAATGCTGATGAATTAGAATCTAATATTGTTATGGGTAACTTTGCAGGTTATAGACTGCAAGGTACTAAAAACTTAATGGTTGGTGATAAAGTAGGTTTTGCTTTATCATCTAGTGGTAACGATGAAAACATTGCTTTGGGTAATCAGGCAATGTATGGTGACACTTTCCCTGTTGTGGATGGTGTTACTTTAAGTATTTCAGTTGGTCAGCAAACTGCTATTGCTAATCATGACGAATCTACTGATGTAACAGAAACAAGTGGATCAGGTCAAGGTTTAATAGTAAGACTTCAAACTGGTGGTACTGGTTTAGTTACACTAATTGATGTAATATCACCAGGCGACGGATATGTTTTAGGTGACACATTTACCATACCATTTGGATTCCAAACTCTTACTGGTTCTGTTACTAGTATTAATGGTCGTTTCTTAAGTGGTGGTACAGGAAATAGAGAGCAGAGTAGAAATATTGCTTTAGGTCCATACGCATTATACAGTGTAGATGGTAGCAAGAATATTGCTATTGGTTATTCTGCAGGTGATACCACAACTGGAAGCGGAAATGTCATAATTGGTTATGATCAAGAACCTGCTTTACCAGATCAAGATAATCAATTAGTTATTGGTACAGAGAATCTTAAGTGGATTTCTGGTAACAGTGATGGCTGGGTTGGTATAGGAACTACCACGCCAGTTGCTTTACTCACAGTAAATGGTGATGTAAGCATTTCAGGAGTTGCTACTGTTCCTCAGTTAGATGTTAACGATCTTGGTATCGAAGACATCAAAGTTACTGCTGGTTTGGCAACAGACTTTGCAATTACAAATGCTAAGATTCAATCTGGTATTATCACAGATACTGTTGGTACTGCTGCAACAATCACTAATGTAGATTTTGTAAATGCAGATATTTTAGCAGCTAAGATAACTGCAGGTATTGTAACAGATATCGTTGGTACTGCTGCTACAATAACAACATTTGATACTGAAACTGCTGATCTTAAAGATGTTAAAATTACAACTGGATTAGTAACATCATTAGTTGGCACATACGCAACTATCACTACATTCGATGCTGATGATGCAGACATCAATGTATTGAAGACAGTAACTGGTGTTGTAACATCTCTTACTGGTTTTGGTGTAACTTACAATACAGCAGACTTTGAGTTTGTTGATGCTTCTGATATTAAGATTACAACTGGTCTAGTAACATCTTTAGTTGGTACATAT